CTTAGAGCTGGTTCATTGCCACCTGTGATTGTATCAGCGTCTGTTGGTGGGTAGTTAGCATAACTATCTTTCCACAAGTCAATCGTAATATCTCCGCTAACGTCAGCTGTTAATTCCCAGCTAGTAATATTACAAGCAAAAGGTATTCTAACCCAAGCCTGTTCGTCAGCTGTGCCTATTAGATTAAAACTAATCTGTCGCTTTTCATCAGCTATTGCCAGATAGTCGCTTTTCTCTGATGACCAAATAGGATCAGTTTCTTCTTTAAGACCCCCACCACCGACATTGTTAGCCATATCTCTTAGCTTTTTGCTTAGCCCTAATCTCTCATGATCTCTTTTATGTTCGTTCAATAGCATAAGTAGCACCATCCCAATAACCGTCTATTGTGTAGTTATCAGTAATTATTAATGTAAAGTCTTTATATACAACTCTTGTTTTAACCAGTCTACCCTCAGAATCCCTTTCAATTACTTCTTCTTTAATAGGATAGTCATCAGGGTTTTTACCTTCCAGTTTAACCTTAGAGGGTATTTTAATATCATCTAGGTTATTGACCTTTATTTCCTCTTTAGGTTTTATCTCGTCTAGATTTTCAACCTTAACTTCTTTGTGTGGTTCAGGGTATTCTTTTTTAACTAAAGTCTGAATAGCACTTTCAATATATGATAGGTCTTTAGCTGTTAGTTGTTCTTTGTTATTAATAGCCTTAGCTAGAGTTTTTAGTTCTTTTTTATGATCTAAATGACCGGTTATCTCTTTAATATCCTTTGATATTTGCTTGTTGCCTATTCCTTTATTGAGCTTTTTAATCTCTTTCTCGATAGACCTTAGCTTAGAAATACCCTCTTCGCCAAACTCTTTATCCAAGTATTCTTTAATCTTCTTTAATTTGCTCATCGATAGTCTTTTTAATTTCCCTTATCTCTTTTAGTTCTTTGTCTGATAAGTCTTTTATTTTCTCTTCAACCATCTTTTTAAGCTCTCCGGAATAGTCTTTAGGTCTTACTTCTCCCTCTTGTTGTTCCCATACTTTATCTTCGTCTACAGTATCAGTTTTAAGCACCGGAACAGTAGTGCAACGGCAATTAGGATGGAGTGGAGGCTCGCCAACACTGTCATAGTTTAGATGCAATGTCTTAGAATTGCCTGTCTTTGGATCTTCAACTACCCATTGGTCGCCTTTATTGAAAAAGTTCTTATCTATTGAGTCCGGTATTATTTTACCGTCTAGTGGAGCACACCAGTCGCATAATCTAGCATCTCGGCTTGTCAGCCACTCTTTACCGGACACAACGCCGGATTGCCTGTATGCCTCTATAGTTGCTTTGTTAGAAGCTCTAAGAACCTCTGTTCTAGCTATTCGTTCAGCTTGGCTTCTCTTAAGTGATTTAATTGATTCGTTTACTCGTTTGGCTAGCACCTTAGCACCCTCGCCTTCTTTAACACCCTCTGCTAATGTTTTCCTTAGTGTTTTTCTAGCAGTAGTAACAGAACGTTCACTAAACTTTCTTGATTGAACGTCCAAAAACTTCTCTATCGGTGGGGTAAAGGTTAAATCAGTTCCAAATCCCATAAAGTTTAGGGTTTTATCTCCTGATTCGGCAAATACTTGTCTTAGTACCCCTATAGATACACCAGCAAACAGTTTCTCATATTTCTCTCGGTCCGGTATCCAGTCCCAAATGTTTTTCTTTCTCTCCGGTGATTTTTGATTCTCTATTCGTGATATGGTTTCATTTCCTAGTTCTTCTAATAATTGTTTAATCTCTTTTTCTATCTCTCTTTCATATTGTCGATCAACTTCTGTCTTCATCTTCCAGTATCTATCCTTGCCTCCGGTTTCTAAAAACTTATTCTTTGGTTTGTTTACTTGCTGTAATTGAGCAGTAATAGCGTCTTTGAGTTTGTTCTTAGCTTGATCGACTTTATTTACTTCTCTGGCTTTAAATAGTCTTTGTTTAATTCTTTTCTCTTGAGATAGAGCATATTTGCTTAATGTCTTCTTAGGTGGTTTGGCTGTAGCAAACTTAAATCCTTTTTCCTCACCATCTCCAACTGTTGGTAGTAAATTGGCAGGGAAATACATAATATCGCCACCCTCTACCTCATCTAGTCCTAGGTCCTGTCTTATCTCATTGGTAGTCATCCATTTATTCCAGGCTTTCTCATAATACTTAGCCTTAGCTTCTTTGTCTTCCGGTGTTGGGTCGTCATAGTCTAGGAATAAGTCTTCGCCATAGTCTTTGATATAGAACTCATTTAAAGTATCTACAATAGCTTCCATTTCCGGTCTGATAACTCGTTTGGCAAATATCCACTCGGTAGCTTCAGCATTGGCTCTGTTTACATCATCGGTAATACCTAGAATTGACTTAGGCACTTGAGCTATGGCTAGTATTTTATCTCTAGCCCACTCTAAACCCTCTAAAAAGGCACTATCTCTAGCTTTACCCCCAAACTCTTCCAGTTTTGCTTCACCACCTATTACGGCTAGTTGGGAGTTCTTTTTACGTCCTTGATATTTATTTCTCCACTCTTTCTTAAATCTTTCCAGTTGTTCACCGGGAACATTACCTTTAATTGATAGTATCGCATTAGGAATAGCGTTATTAAAAAAGAAGTTTCTATTCCACTCTTCGGCAAATACTGTCATATCTATCGGTGAGGCTGCTGCTTCCCCTAGTCCTACACCATCTCTTATGTTAAGAGGATCGGCTTGGTTAAAGTATATAATCTCTTCCGGCTCAAAGTTTATCTTAGCCTCTCCCGGTATCTGATATTCATATCGCTTAACAAATCCATCTTCAATATTCTCTTCAGGTATAATTTTGATATAGTCCGGTCTTAGAGGGTAAATTTCCTTTACTCTCCCTGCTTCCTTTAATACATACCAAAAAGCCTTACCGGTTAATTTCTTATAGACCACAGTTAGATTAATCAGCTCGGTCTTAGTCATAAAGTCATTAACATGATAAAGCGTGTCTAGTGCTTCGTGTTGCTCTACTTCCTCTGTTTTATTTTGTTTTACTCGGTAGAGCTTGAATCCCATTGCCCCAACTTCTCTGGCAATAGCGTTAGTTACTGCGTTTAACCAGCCCTCCTCACCATAGGCTTCCAAGTAATTCCTAGTTTTAGGTTTCTGACTGACATCTGATGACGCCCAAGAGGTCGGCGTAATACTCACCTTTTCTTCCGGTGAGAAGTAGTTCTTAATTCGATCGATAATTGACATAATATATTATTAAAAATAGTCGGTTGGCGTAAGCACGCACAATCCGACTTTTTCTTTATTATACTTCATGGTGTTTTTTTGTCAAACAATATCTAATACTACTTCCGGTTCTTTGAAGTAAGAGGCTGTCCCATATCTGCTGGCGTCCATCAAATGATCGTTAGCTTTAACCGGCTCATCAATAGGCTTCTCGTCTTTCTCTTTCCATTGGTAGGATTTAATCTCTTTTAGCATATTAACAGAGTCTTTTGTGATATACAGTTGACGAGCTTTAACAATATCTATCCCATCTAATACTTCCTTGTAGGCTTTTTTAGCATTAAGTCCGGCTTGAATCATCTCTTCTATCCTGTCCGGTTCAGAGCTATCACAGTATATATACTTATCGGCCTCTACCAAGTCCTTAACTTTATCAATCAGTTGGGCGTTTGTTAGATGTGATTCATACAGTAACTCTTGCCAGTAAATGTTGTTGTCTTTTATCCCTACCTTAACTAAACCGGAGGGGTTGTTATATCCAAAGTCTAATCCATAGACTATATCATCACACTTAGGAAACTCGTCTACTAGTTCATAGTGGGTGTAAATTGTAGTTTGAGATATACCCCTTTCACCTAGACCATATATCCTCCAGTAGTTTTGGTCGGCTTTCTTGTATTCCTCAATCTGCTTAACAACTGTTTTACTTAGATAAGGGTTATCTCTATAGGTCGACTTGATTAGCTTACAGTCTTTTTTGGTTAGCACCTCGTCATATATCCAATGAAACTGGTCGGAGGGGTTAAAGTCCATAAATACTTGTTGTTCGGTTCTCATGTTTAGCTGTTTAAAGTCCTCATACTTAAACTCGTTAGCCTCATTTAGCCAAAGAATACTATCCGATTACCATGCATCTCATAAATAAAGTCTGATTTATTATGGTCGTCTAGTGAGTAAATATCCTGCTCTTTCATTATCTCAAATAGGTCGTGGATAGCAGTTGCTTTAAGAGCCGGCAAAGTTTTCCGGACAATAGTCATCGTTACCCCATCACCTTTAAGTAGGATATATAAAAAGAGCTGGGCTAATGAATATGTCTTAGATGACCCAGTTCCTCCCTGATTGACTACAAACCTTGTGCCTTCTTGCCAAGCGTCAAAGTTCTCTTCAAATACTCTAGTCCCTGTTATCTTTACTTCCACGATTTATTTCCACTTTTATACTTTCTACATCTTTCTTAAGTCCATGATCTATTGATTGCTTAGGCATACCCTCAATGTAATTAAGTATGTTCTTAATTTGAGCGTCGTTTCCTTCCTCTATTGCTTTATCTAGTATCACTCTGATTAACTCACTAGCATAAGTTGTCGTATCTTTTCCTGGTGGTCTTTCTTGTAGTTTCTCTTTTAAAATAGATATTAAAGAAAAAATA